ATATACTTCTTTTCCGTCAACATTAAGATTTCCTTTCTCATCTCTGCTTGTTAATCTCTCCATCTCTGATCTCCTTAATCCTCGAATAAGCCACCGCAGACAGCCCATCCACAGCAAAATTTAGCTGACATACAATCTCTTCGACATCCGTCGAGACAGATATTCTGTTTATGTTTCCCCGCAGCGTATCAAGGATCTGCATCTTTTCTTCGTTCGTATATGGTCTGTTTAATAATTTCGCCATCTCCGCTCTCCTTTCGTTTGTTGTGATTAATTATCGTCCTTGATCTCAATGTCCAGTTCCCGCAGTACATTCACTCCGGTATCCTTCTCGATCTCCATGTTGAGAAGCTTAAAGTACTCCTCATCTTCCGTCACATAACTCAACTGCCTTTTCAGAAATTCCACATACTCCAGAATCCGCTTTTTACTGTACCCATGCTTTCTCATCATAAAGTCCACTGAGATCAGTGCCAGACAGGAAAAACATTTCAGATCTTCCTGCTGCTGCATCTTTTTGTATTCCGGATTTCTTAATACTTCCTTGACCAGCTTCTCTACCTGGTACTTTTTATGTGCCTTGCTCGCCCAACTCATGCTTTCTCCTTTCGTTCGATCTCATTCAGTACAGCCATCAATAACTCTTTTGCCAACGGCTTTTCATCATACTTCTTAAAAATCTTATCCGCTTCATTCTTCAGCCCCTCCAGAACCTCCTCATTTGCCGTTTTAAGGATATATTTTCGATACAGGTGCCAACAATCACAGAAAAGCTGAAAAGCCGTTCTAACCGCCATCATAGCTCTGTCACCCGGATATAAATCCCTGGGATCTCCGCCCAAAACTTTTCTACAATCTCGGATGCCACCTGTGCATCATCACTCCAAAATCCCACGGATGTCATACAGTCTTTTAAAAGCTTCTGCAAATTATCTGTATCTGGCTTTGTGATTCTGTATTCTCCATCCTTGTGTCTGCCTTTCGTCTGGAAACACCACTTGACAATCAACTGGATTCCACCCTGGTATGGTTCTTCTGGAACATGCTGACCAAGATAAGCCGTCAGCTTCTGTCTGGCTGCTTTTAATTCATCCGGTTCATAAAATCTCGGCCTGCCATTTACCAGATGTACTTTCTTTTCCTGATGTGTGATTGTCGGCGGAATCATTGCCATAAAAAATTCCATTCACTTTACTCCTTTAATGTGTTGTTTTTTTACTTTTTCCTTACACCTCGCGGTTGTGCTGGGTGGGCTCCCTCCCGTGTGTGGGGGCGTGCTCATATCGCCCCACACTGTAGGGTGGGTGCCCGCACATTCCCGTCCCGTTAGGGTTATACTTTAGTATAAGGTGCCGGGAGGGAATATTCCCGCCCTCCCGTTACCATGGTTACGGGAATGATTTGTTTCATTTCCCATCACCTTGAAATTAAGGTCGCGGGAAACATTATCCTTTATTCCCGGCACCTGGCTTTTATGGTTCTGGGAATAAATTACTTCTCATTCCCGGAACCTGATTTTTCAGGTAACGGGACAATCCTTTTTGTCTCTTTATCCGTCGTATATCCTAGCTTTTTAAGAGAATTCCAGATTGTCTTTTCTGCTGGATACTTTTCTCCAACAGCCTCCGCATCGCTTTTCATCTGCTCATATAATTCTTTTACAGTAGGATATATATCATCATGTCCGAATCGATAACTTTCAATGGCCATAGTGTATTTCGCCTGGGTATTCTTTTTCTGTATTTCTGCCTGTTTCTTCCTGGCATCTTTTCCTCTCTGCCAAGGCGGCCTCTCATCCTCCGGCTGGATATCATTCAGACAGCCTGTTTCGTCCATTCTATGTATAGGATAATCAAACCAGAGGTTTACCGGCTGGAACTTCGGAAATTCTCTGAGTGTTCCTTCGATCCGCCATGCCGTCTTCGCTTTTACGTCTTTTACCGCATCTTCTATCTGCTTCTGAAGAGCGTTCATCTGCCATTTATCAAGGCGCTCTTCACAATAGTTCAACATCTGCGTTTTACTGCACAGATCATCCTGGGACAGATCGTCTTCCCATTTAAAATAAGCATCCAGATACTGAATACAGACCTTACATATAGCCTTATTCTTTTCCTGTTCTATCAAAGCTTCTGTTGGTTCCAGTTCGATCAGGTCCAGCAACGCATCCGGATCACGGGCAAATACTCCGGATCCGCTGGCGCGGTCCATAGATTTTTTCCCTCCCTGACTTCCTTTACTATGATGATGACAGTAAATCACCGCACAGCCCAGTTCTGTACAAACCTTGTCAAACTGATTGCAGAAATTCGCCATCTGATCCGCACTGTTCTCATCTCCGGTAATGACCTTATAAATCGGATCAATGATAATAGCCACATAGTCTTTTTTCGCTGCCCTACGGATCAGCTTCGGTGCGAGCTTGTCCATCGGCACGGATTTTCCTCTTAGATTCCAAATATCAATGCTGTCCAAATATTTTGGCCTCCATCCAAGGGTGTCATATACATCCCGGAACCGATGCAGGCAGCTCGCCCGATCCAGTTCCAGATTAACGTACATGACACGGCCTCTGGCACACTTCCAACCAAGCCAGTCTTTTCCTTCTGCGATTGAGATGCATAGTTCGATCTGAAGAAACGATTTTCCTGCTTTTGATGGTCCGGCAATTAACATCTTATGCCCTTTCCTCAGAACACCCTCTATCAGACATGGGGATAATTCCGGCAGGTTCTCCCAGACATCTTGAAGCGGTTCCGGATCCGGCAGGTCATCATTGACGCTCTCAATCCATTCCACCCATTCTTCCCAGGATTCTTTTCCTATATTGGTATCTACCAAAAATTGTTTTTTCCCGTTCCGAGTTACTCCTGGCATCCGGGACAGCCTGGACGGATTCTTGTTCTGGGTATCCAGTTTCAGCCCGTTCTTCTTGCAGATACTGTACAGATACTCCACACGTTTCTTATATTCCCTCAAATCTGCCGCTTCGATCCGCACGATTGCATGCAAGCTCTTCTTTCCGGAGAACACCAACGCTGCCACAGGAAGCTCCAGCTCCCGGATCAGGGCGTTCTGCTTATCCAATTCCATATCGTCTGACTCTACAAGCGCATACCGGAAATCCGTTACATTCTCATTCTTGCAGTCTTTCCCGTCCAGGGGGTTAAACCGGATCCATGCTCCCGCATCCGGATTATAATCACCAAATACGGCACCTACATCGCCATTGCATTTATTTAATTCTTCGATAAGCTGTCCTGCGGTTCTGTCCCAGTTGCCCCTGCTCGGAAGCCAGCGTGTCCCCTTCTCATCCGTCTTTTCCCAGCTCTGCGTCACATAGCCCACATTTTCACCAGATTCAAACAACGCTTCTAAATATCGAATAAGATCCTGTACCGGATCCCAGTTCTTCGGTTCCCGTACCTCTTTTCCTTCCAACCAACCACTGTCAACTACAACACCCTCTTGGCTGATTTCGTCATTCCAGTCCAGTTCATGCCCCGGATTCCGGTCTGGCATCCATCCCCTGTCTATGGCCATCTGTACAATGGTACCGGCTGTCACCGGATCAGAAGATCCGCAAAAACTGTTCCATTTTCGGAAACATTCTCCAGAATGATAACGGGCAGGATCTCTTTGGCTCCATCGATCCCAATCTTCTGCTGTATAGCCCTCCTGTTTTAATGCCATTCCTACACTGACCCATTCCTGGTAATCCAGTTCTCCGGGATAAATATTGTCCAGTATTTCTAATAGATCTGCCCTTTGCTCCATGTTTATGCTCCTTTATACTCTGATGGAATAATATCGCGCGGAACTTTCCACCCATTTCCGGCAATCCGGTCAATCAGCCTTTTTGCTGTATCAAACTGCCAGGTTCCAACGTGCTGAAAGCCCCTGCTTTCCAGAAAACGGATCTGTTTCGGCGTGGTAAGCCCTTCCTGTCTCCGTTTATCGAGACGATCCAGCAGCCTTGCCGCTTTTCCTGCATTGTCAATTTCATCCGGCAGAATTCCAAGTTTCTCCAATGTCTGTCTTTGTTTTTCAGACGGCGGCGCCATTTCCCAGCCAAACGCCGGAACGTATCCCGATAAGTCTTCTGCCTGAATACTCATTTCAAACTGGAGCGGATCTACCAGCTTTCTCTTTCTCCGTTTCATTTCTGCCAGCTTCTGCGCTAGCGCTTCTTCCCGCTGCGCCACCACATCTTCAGATGCGGTCTTTTCCGCTTCTTCGATATCCATCGGACATCCTGCTTCTTTTTCCAGATTCTCTGTCATTTTCTGTGCTACTTCTTCACTCTCACAGATCAGATGAGCCGGGTGGCACAGCTCGTGTCGTTCCGTATGCCATAAAAAATCTAAAAGGAGAAGATGTTCTTTCCCTGGAGCCAGCCTTGTTCCCCTTCCTACCATCTGACAGTACAGACTTCTGACTTTGGTTGGCCGCAATACTACAATGCAGTTCACATCGGGACAGTCCCAGCCTTCTGTCAATAACATGGAATTGCACAAGACGTTATATTTCCCTGCCGCATAATCTGCAAGGATGTCAGCGCGGTCTGCACTTTCCCCGTTCACCTCAGCGGCACGAAAACCATGGGTATTCAGGATATCCCGGAACTTCTGACTGGTTTTCACAAGCGGAAGAAATACCACCGTCTTCTTCTCCAGACAGTATTTCTCCATTTCTTCTGCGATACTTTCCAAGTATGGATCTAACGCGGTTCCCAAGTCTCCCGCCTTAAAATCTCCAGACTGTACACCAACGCTGGTCAAATCAACCTGCAATGGAATCGTTACTGCTTTGATGGGTGATAAATAACCCTCTTTGATCGCCTTTGGAAGGGTGTATTCATAGGCCAGGGATTCAAATACCTGTCCCAGATTCTTCATATCTCCACGGTCCGGCGTTGCTGTCACACCAAGTACTTTCACATCTGGAAAGTGATTCAGAATTCTCTGGTAACTGTCTGAAATACAGTGATGTGCTTCATCGATAATGATGGTGTCAAAATAATGATCCGGGAACCGGCTAAGCCTGGTTTCCCGCATCAGACTCTGCACCGACCCCACTGTAATCCGGAACCAGCTTCCCAGGCAGGATTCTTCTGCTTTTTCCATGGCACATCCAAGCCCAGTAGACTTGGCGATCTTATCCGCCGCCTGTTCCAGAAGTTCACCGCGGTGTGCCAGGATCAGTACCCGGTCTCCACGACTGACACATTCTTCTGTTACTTTCGCAAATACAATCGTTTTTCCACAACCAGTAGGGAGAACCAGAAGTGTTTTCCTGGTTCCATGTTCCCACTGTTCAAAAATTGCTTCCTTTGCTTCCCTTTGGTATGGTCTCAGCTCCATTAAAATTTCCCTGCCTCAAACTTCTTCTCTTCAAACGGATAAAACTTTTTAATATCATTTCCCTGCCGCTTCTCACCGTCTGTTCCAGTCCATTCATGGACACCAACTTTGCAGCGGCCTTTTGCTCCAACTACAGCGTTCCAATTCATTTTGATCTTTTCTCCCTTTTTCTTCTGTCCAATAGAAGTAAAAAAGGCGGAAATCATTCCCTCCGTTTTCGTATGTAAAAACAGGTTATGATTGATCAGTGCTGATCCTTCCTCTGTGTCAATCCGTAATCTTAAAATTGCCTTATTGCATGCCGGAAGTTTTTCACTGCCTCCATGTCGGCTGCGTTCAAAACTCTCTACCGTAAAATCGTAGTCTCCTTCCGGAAGCAGGATAAACTCCCCACTGTCCTTTTCAATCTCATCGTCCCATCCTAATTCTCTTTCCATTTCACTCATTGCTTTCTATCCTCCTATTTTTCGTCAAACGGGATCTCATAATCTTCCCTCAGTTTCCGGATCATCTCGTACACTTGTGGCCAAGCGCCGACCAATACTCCGGAAATGAAATCCGGATCGTAATTCAGAATCGGAGTGGTCTGTGGGTAGTATCCTTTCCCAGCCACAACGGTCTGAATTTCTTCTTCCGAAACGAGCTTATCTTCCATCAGATCACGGAGTGCCTTGGGGATCCTCTCATCCACATGGAAAACACTATTCTTTGGCACTGGCTGCCCATGGGGCGGTTCTGTCTTTTGCGGCACATTCTTTGCTTTCCGGTCATTCAAATCCATCTGATTTCCTTCCGTCCCTGTCAGAACCGGATCTGGCGTCGGTGCAGGCGGTGTCTCCCTAACAGTTGCTTTCTGCTCTGTGCCAGATGGCAACATCTGCGTTGTTTGTTCAATGATTCCGGCAATCACACCATAATCAAGCTCACATTCATCCGGGAGGTTATAACGGTTCTTTGCGTCCCAGCACGGGTGATGGCAAGTATACATCACTCTTTTCCCGCCTTGAGCTTTATGCTTTTTCCCCTTATCATCTACAGCGATGGAATAAGTTTTATAATTGCAGAACAGCAGCATGTCCGCCCATTCTTTAACCAATGGGGATGTCTGGGACTGGGTTTTCTTCCCCAGTTTCAGCTCCCATCTGTCGTAAGCGCCCATTTCATCCGGCTGTTCAAATTTACGGAGCTGGGCGTGTGCTGTAAGCACCACATTGACTCCTGTCTCAATGACGTCTGTCAGCTTGTTCAGAAACCGCCCAAACTCTTCTTTTGTATAGATATAACCATTTCCATAGCCAAAGTCTTCAATTCCGGATTTATTATGTTTTGCACAGATGTGCTCCACACAAAGCTGTTCTGCCCAGTCAATGGTATCAATCACCAGAGTTTTGCACACTCCGGGATTCTTTTCCACATACTGGAGTTCTTCTAACAACATGATCCAGCTTGTAGGGCGGGGAAGGCGCGCAACGTCCATGTCGTTGGTGCTTCCTTCCGTATCGATAAATACCGGATCTGGAAATTTGGACGCAAACGTTGACTTCCCAATTCCTTCCGGTCCGTAGATCACTACTTTCTTTGCCTTCTTAATTTTACCTTTGATAATTTCCATTAAAACTCACCCGCTTTCCATGACGGCTTGCTTTCAACCGCTTCTTCCTCCTGGCCCTTTACATAGCCATCTTCAATAATGATGCTGCATTCTCCACCCGTGCTGACTCTGGTTGCGATTGCCTGTAGTCCCTCTTGTTTCAGCCATTCTCCAAATTCATTGAGAGTCTGGAGATCCATCTGTTCCAGCTTGTCCAGAAGGACGAACCCACACTTCGGATTCAGCTTCCGCACAATCGCTGTGGACACTTTTAGCCGATCGGAACCGGACATGTTATCCCACTGCTGTCCCTTATAAACCAATTCGCCTTCTTTGACAGATAATTCCGGAAGAGGAAGTTCTGCGGAATTCAGAAGGGACGTTTTATTTTTTCTCGTCTGATCGATTTCTTCTGTCAGAACACGGTACTGATCCCGATACTCCTTCGCATCATCTTCCGCTTTATCTTTGTCCATATTGGCTCTGACTTTGCGGTTGATCTCTTCGATATTGGCAATACTTGCTTCCAACTCAGCCGTAGATTCATCCTGTAATTCTTCTGTGGATTTATAAGCGATATTCATATCATGGTCAACCTGGATTAACTGATTCTGATAATGTTCCAATTCTTCTTTTAATGCATTGACTTTCTCTGCAAGTCGGTTTCTTTCAGCATGTAGTTCCAAGGCGTGATCTCTTTTCCTTTTGTTTTCTCCGTTCTTGGAAAGAATTTCCTGCTGCTGACGGATCAGTTCAGACGGAGATACCAGTTCTTTCGGAGCATCCGGATAATACGGCTGTTCCTTGGCAAACTTTTCTTTCTGATCCGCAATCTGCCCGATGGCAAGACGTTTGTTATACAACTCTTTCTCCTGAAGGTCAAGTGCCGCAAGCTGCTCTCCTACACCGATGATCCTAAGAAGAGTCCGGGCTTTCTCTTTTCCTGAAGATTCCATGAATTTTGGAAGATTTAAGGCAAGCTGTTCCACAAACTCATTCAATAACTGCTGTCCGCCTTTGTTTCCAGTTGGATCTGTCACTTTCAGGGAACTATTTTTTCCTTTTCTCTCTACTACAAGCCCATTGCTCATTACAATATGTAAGGTCGGGGGGATAGTAGATCCGTCTCTCTGTGCCTGTGATGGCCGGAAATTATCGCCGCCCAGCGCCCATGCGATTGAATCCAAAACCGAAGTTTTGCCTTGATTATTATTCCCTCCTACAATCGTCAGCCCATTTGCTGTTGGTTCGATCTTTACCGCTTTGATTCGCTTTACATTTTCGATTTCCAGTTTGTTAATCTTAATGCTTTCCATTTGCTTTTTCCTTTCTTATCTGTCATAATAAAGTTGGTTATTTTTCTGAGTGCATATCTGGGATTGCCGTCCCTATGCACTCTTTTTCATGCCCTGCTGCCAGTGTCTCCGGCGCAGTTCCCGCATCTGGAGATAATGCTTCTCCCTGTCTTTCACACAGTCATGCGTTATGTATGCTACTATCATCATGTCCAGCGCGATCCCGAACGACAGCAAAAACTCTGCCGTTGAGATAATGTTCTGGCTATAACTGTCAGCGGATCCGGCCATCACCAGTACGGCAATTCCCCCGACCACTGCACAGATGTCTTTCAAGATCCGGTATTTCCGTAATTTTCTTCTATGCATCGTTATCACCTCCCTCTTCACTTTCCTTCCTTCGGTTCATTTACACCACAATCTCTGTATAAAACCCCATCGCTTTAGCAATCTCCTGTGGATTATACGGCGGGACGTGCTTCTTTCCGTTTTTGGACTTGAGCATATCCCTGTAGTTGTAGTAATCCGTAAATGCCAGGATGTTGACCCGTTTCAAGTTTCCATCGCTTAAAATCCCGTAATTTCCATATCGGCCTTTCTGATCTTCCATTTCGCGGACGATCGTTCTGACCGTCCGGTCGCAGATATGGAACTGCTTCGCCAACTGGGGTATTGTTGCGATTGCGTTTCCGTGTAAGATTCGCATGGATGTTATATTCACGCTTTATTCCTCCTTCTCTTTTAATCTCTTGTCATCCTCCATCCGATCTCCTATACTTTAGATACAGGCACTGCCATGCCGAGTACAAAGAAAGGAGACCTCATATGGATAAAAAATTGTTAAAAAATTTGAAAAACTTTTCTTCCGATGACTATGTAAATATTGAGTCTTTTTTGTCATTCACAAAGGATACCCAAGAATTGAGAGATTCCCTTGCTTCTCTTGAGAGCCTCGGATATATCAAAGTGGTTTATTCAAGTGGGCAGATATACGAAATCGCCTTACTACCTTTATGTATTGAATATTTCAAAACGATTTAGTTTATCTTCCGGCCACTCTTTCTGAAGTGGCCGGTCCATCAATTCCCAATCCTTTGCCACCAAATCGTCTCTTGTTGGATTCCAGTGACTCATTATATCTACAACCTTGCCATCTTTTATTTTTGCAATAAGGCACGTCACATATGAGTCTGTCGGAAGTATCCCAATTATAATTTTTCCGTGTATCTGCATTACATTTTTTCGATACATCATTTTATTTTCTTTAACTGCTTTTTTTGTTGCTTGGTGTATATACACGTTTTCACCTTCCTCTTTGCCTATTCATCATCCTGTACCTCAATCAACGCCAAAACCCTGTATGACCACGGTATGTATACATAACCTCATCCCCTTCCTGCTTGTCCATCTGGTTGACCGCCTAAGCGGTTTTCTCAATTTCGTATTTGATTTCTACACCCTCCTGTTCTTCAAGAAGGCTGATTAATACTTCAATGACCTTTTCCATATCCATATCATCACCTCTCTAAAATCTATTCCTCACGGATTGTCCGGGTTGCATTGTCCTTAACTCCTGTTCTTTTTCCTTTTTCTCTGGTATAATTTTCTTATCAATCAATGAAAGGACGGATATCATGCCTTATAAATTTACCCCTGAATACTCAATTCTCTCTTCTATCAGGAAAGAATTAGATCCCGTAAAGGAACTTGCTTCTTCAGCCGAAAAACTTGCCAAATCATCAGAGGAACGCTCTCAAATAGCCGAAAGGCTTGCCAATTCTTCCGAAAGCATCGCTAAGTCATCCGAGACTCATGCCAAAGCTTCCGAAACGCTCTCATCTCTTGCTATCAAAAAAAGCTAAGAAAGCCGACATCAAAGGCTGAATCGCTGTTACTGTTTCTGTTCTTACTTTTATTATGGAAATTTGCGATAGGCTCGGCCTATTCTAAAATGATTCCAGAAAGAACAAATAAAAAGTTTAATATCGCTAATACCAGAGCCACATCCGAAACCGTTATCTTTGACGGTTTCTTTTCTTTTTTATCCTTCTTCATACTTCCCCCTCCTTTTCATCTATCTGGAATAAGTAGATTTCTCATACTTTGATGGAAATGAATACCTGTGTAAAGATGTAGTTAAAATCGAAATCCCTGCTTCCTCAGTTCCTGTATTGGTTGTAAAAATTGAAAATATATAGACTTAATCAGAGAGATGTGTTATTTGCGCATCTCTCAAGTCGTGTATGAATAATTCTTCAAAACATCCCTTGACATAATTTCCTATATCTTTGTCTCTGTATAAAAGTCCGGTACAGTATTTTTTGCACTTTTGTCGCAATTCCCCGTAATCTTTTGATTCTTCTTTCAAATCTTTGTACGCTTTGATAGCTAAATCTCGTACTTGTAATCTAAACTTTTCATAATCCATGCTTTCACACCTCCTTAGATTGCTCTTATCTTCCTTGCAGACTTTATTTCAAAGTTCATCCCCTGAATAGTTCCAATCATCAGCCGTGAGGTCATCTGCTGTTGGATTCCATGACCTCGCGGCTCTTTCCGCTTTTCCATATCTGCTTATAATCAGTTGACACGTTTCATAACTATTTGATGGTTTGATCACAGCGAATATTTCTGATTCAGTTCTTCTCATAGATTTTCGGAAGATTATTCCATTTATCTTCATTGCTTCCCTTACAGCTTCATGTATGTACATCTCTATCACTCTCCTTTCTGTTCTCCATATATGTTTTATTGGTTTCTTGCTATGTTGCACTACTCCATAAAATACTCAATAGTGACGCCGAAGTAGTCGGCTGTCTTCTTTAACGTTTTCGCCTTTGGTACGTAATATCACCTTTTTTCTTAAAAGGATAGACAATGGTTTTATAGAGAAAGTACTGTTAAATACTTTCTCTTCGTGTTATCCTGCGTATAAAACGGCATCTAAAGTCACTAAATGTGACATTTTAAATCAAAAAAAATTTCTTGGACTGTCTTTTTATAGAACTCAGCAATTTTAACTTTTACCGAATCTCTCGGTATTCTATCTCCATTTTCATACATTGATATAGCTGACACGCTTACTCCTATTGCTTTTGCTACATCCTCTCTTGGAATGTTGCCACGTAGTTCATATAAACGCTTTCCTATTTCCTTTGCACTTAACAAACTATATTCACCGATCCCTTCTCCCCGTCAAGCCGATAGGACAGCTCTATCTTTAATCTTCTTCATCCTGCTTCCACATCTTTACCAGCAAGATAACTGTTTTGTCTTTTTTTCTACCTTTTTTACTCATTGGCGTTCCTCCCTTCCCTTTGATAATTATATCATAGCATATGTCACATTACGTGTCAACACTTTTCGTGACATTTTTATTTACTTTTATCACAAAACGTGTTACACTTTGCATAAAGAGGTGAGGATATGGGAAAATTTCAAAATATCTTAAAAGAATTACGTGTATCTAAAGGAATTACACAAGTCCAATTAGCAAAACAATTAGGCATATCACGTAGCACTGTTGGAATGTATGAAAACGGTTCTCGTGAACCTGATTTTGAGACATTAGAATTAATCGCCGATTACTTTAATGTTGATACAGATTACCTTTTAGGAAGAACAAATAAAACAACATATATTCCAGTTCCAAATTCTTCTTGTTTCCACAGTAAAGGTATTCCCATCCCTGTTTATGGTCGGGTTGCTGCCGGTGTTCCTCTTGAAATGATAGAGGATATTATAGATACAGAGGAAATAACAGAAGAGATGTCCCGTACAGGTGAGTTTTTCGCTTTACAGATCCACGGTGATAGCATGGAGCCCAAGATGTCAGAAGGTGATATTGTTATCGTCCGAAAACAGGAAGACGCAGAAAGCGGTGATACCGTAATCGCCACTGTAAACGGAACCGATGCCACCTGTAAAAGGCTCCGCAAATATCGGGATGGCATAGAACTGATTGCGACAAATCCGAGCTATGAGCCGATGTATTTTTCAAATACTGAAGTGGACGATAAGCCGGTTCGTATACTCGGCCGCGTCGTAGAACTTAGAGCAAAATTTTAGGAGGATTACCATGAGAGAGCAAAAAGGGAAAAGTTTAATTTCTTTACCAACCGATTTTACATTACTTGATATAGAAACAACCGGATATTCTACTGAATATAATGAAATCATAGAAATTGCCGCACTGAAATGTAGAAATATGAAAGTCATTAAGGAGTACTCATCTTTAATAAAACCTACTTCCCCAGTAAATGAATTTATAACAAATTTAACTGGAATCACAAACAAAATGCTTGAAACTTCAAAAACCATTGATGTTGTATTACCCGAAATTGTTGATTTTATTGGTGATGATGTGCTTATTGCTCATAATGCAAACTTCGATATAAATTTTATATATGATAATCTTCAAAAGTATTTAAATTTATTTTTTTCAAATGACTTTGTGGACACAATGCGTCTATCTCGACTAATACATAAAAAAGAATCTCACCATAGGCTTGTTGACCTTTGCAAACGGTACGATGTTACGAATTTCTCTCCCCATAGGTCACTTTCGGATTGTCACGCAACACTTGAATGTTATTCCTATATCAAAAATGAAATTTTAAGCCACTATTCTTCAGTGGATGATATTCTACCAAAATATCATAGAAAATCGCGAACATATCTTCACGCAAAAGATATTGTTGCGGATTCTATTGAACAAGATGAAGATAGCCCTCTTTATCAAAAAAATTGTGTGTTTACCGGAACATTGGACAAAATGACGCGTAAAGAAGCTATGCAAATTGTTGTAAATATTGGTGGAACCGTTTCCGACTCAGTTACCAAAAAAACTAATTACCTCATTTTGGGAAATAATGATTACTGCTCTTCTCTCAAAGGGGGGAAAAGTTCTAAGCAGAAAAAGGCTGAAAAATTGCAACTGGAAGGTCAGGATATCGAAATCATACCAGAAAATGTTTTTTATGATATGATTCTACAAGAATAATTATATCATCTTCATTACTGCATCTTACGGTATTGATAATGATATAAATACACATAGTTATAATAATATAAAACGCTACATAAGAACATCAACAAGAAAGGAGAGTTTTTCATGCCATTACCAAAAGAAAGCCATTTTACTATTGATGATATCTATGCACTTCCAGAGGGGGAACGGGCAGAACTGATTGACGGCAATATTTACTATATGGCGCCGCCAAGCCGTAAACATCAGGAATTCTTATTGGAGCTTGCTGGAGTAATACGAGAATACATCAAGAAAAAAGGTGGTTCCTGTAAGCCATATATTGCCCCGTTTGCTGTTTTTCTGAACGAAAATGATAAAACATACGTGGAACCGGATATAAGCGTGATTTGTTCTCCTGATAAGCTTACAGATAAGGGCTGTAACGGTGCGCCGGACTGGATCATAGAAATTGTATCACCTGGAAGCCGACGCATGGACTACTACACGAAGCTTTTCAAATACCGTACGGCTAAAGTACGGGAATATTGGATTGTAGACCCTGAAAAAGACAGGGTTACAGTTTACAATTTTGAATCAGAGGATACGTCAGAGTATACCTTTTCCGATACGATACAAGTCGGAATCTTTGAGGATTTGAAAATCTGTATTTCAGATACTTTATAAAAAACCGCCCCGGCGCTACTTCATAGTTGTCGGGAAACAAAAGAAAGGAGATGGTCATGTGTCAAAAGAATACACAAAAGATGACATTATCCAAAATAAAAAAGAAGCTATCAAGTCTCTGAATATGATGCTGGAAGGATTTATCAACGATCCAGCAGGAAATCATTTAAAAAAAGCCAATCTATTGTCGTATTGGATAAAAGATTATGTTCGGCTGATTAATTTTGAAGAGAAATTTGAACCTACTCGTAACATAGCGTATAAACGCGGAAACATTGTCAAAATACAATTTGGTTTTAATATCGGAAGTGAATATGGTGGTTTACATTACGGAGTCGTTCTTGATAATAAAAATGCGCATAATTCTCCTGTAGTTACAGTGATTCCACTTACATCAGCCAGAGAAAATCGTACTCTCCACTCAAACAGTGTTAATCTTGGAAATGATATTTATCGTCTATTAAAATTAAAATACGATACTATTGATAAAGCATTGAAAGAAGAGCAGCAAGAAATCGAAGAAACTCTTTCACTTTTTGACTCTATGTTGGCTCTTTCCAGAAAATCCGTTGAGGAACTAGAACAATGCGATAAGGAATCAGATGAGTTCGATCAAAAGCTTCTAATTGCAAAAGGTCATCTAGAAACTGCAAAAAAACTTCAAGCCATTTGGGAAGAAAAAAGTCAGCATAATAAAGAACAACAAGACTATCTTGAAAAAATAGGACTTGAAATTTCTAGAATGAAAGAAGGAAGTGTTGCTCTTGTAAATCAAATTACCACCATTAGTAAAATGCGAATTTTTGATCCAAGAAACTTGAAAGGCGTTCTTGCTGGCATTTCTTTATCAGAAGACAACATGAAAAAAATCAATCAAAAAGTGCAAGATTTATATATCTTCTGATAATTTATTATAAAAAACTAGAATATTTTTATTGACTACGGGCATAATATGAACTATAATAAACTAACAGAAAAGAGAACTCTTTTCTAAATATCGCCCTAGGGGCATCAAAGAAGATATAAGTTTATTATGTGAAGACCTCGTAGCAATACGGGGTCTTTTACGTTAAAGAAAAACCGCCCCGGCGCGCCAACACCAGGACGGGATACATATCCGAAGATATGCGTATATTAAGTCAAAAATATTGTATCATCTTCGGAACAGCCTTACAATCCAGAACTTTTGTTCTGTTTTGGCTGTTATTATTATACAATTACATAAAGGAGATGATACC